CATGGGTTCCAAGTCATAAGGGCCTACCGTTTACTGTGCTATAGTGTCTACGCACACTCCCGTTTAGCTTTCAACAGTACCATGACACCGCAGTTAGCGTTAGTGGCGGCTATAGTGGCCGTACTTGCCCTGTTGGTTGCCGGCATCGCCATCGCGATTGTTGTGTTGAAAGCGACGGCGGGGGGACGACAAACTACCCACGACCTATGATCACCACTACATCCCAAAACCTCGGACCCCAAGTCGTCTGGGAAAACATTCTCGATGAGACGTACCGCTGTTACGTCCTAGGGCAGACCGACACGTACGGCTACCTGCGCATGGAGCGGATCGATACGGGCGATCGGATCCTCGACCTAGAAGTCCCCATTTCTCGGTATTTCCGAGACCGGGACGTTTTGTCCTGGGGCGACACGTGTATGAACGTTGCGGGACGGGTCGATGACTGATAAAGAGTATGTCAATCTCAGCGAAAAGAGCCTGATGTACAGGCTATCTCAGATTGTTAACCCGATGAATGCTAAAGAGATGAAAGTGGCAGAAAGGAGGTTACGTAGACGTGACTACCGATCCGTGGGATTTGAAGAGCATGTGTCTTCGAATAGTATTACACGGGGTGTCAGTAGAAAGTACCGGTAGTGAGTAAAGGTAAGCTACCCGAACCCCTCAGAACTCCCCTCCAGACACGAACTCCAGCAGTTCCCACAACCCCGTTGTGTAGTTGTATGCCAGGATGTCTCCGGGCTGGGGAGAACGCTGAAAGTTTACATCGGCCAGATCGCGCAACTTTCTCGTCGCCTCCAGGTTGATAATGTACTGCCGGAGTTCGCTAGCCGTTTGTTTGTATTCCGTGCTGTCCGGAAACACACCAAAATTGGAGACCGAAAGTCCCTGCAGCCCGCTGTTATTGTACCCGCAGCCGGTGGTACCGGCGGACGGAACGATCGTCAGTAGGCTAGATCCCCCTGGCATACCCGGGTTGAGCGGGTCGTACCCGTAAGTTTGATTCTCGTCAGAGCTCCACATGGTTGGTAAGGGGGTTAGAAGGTGTCGGCTTCCTGGAGTCCGCCGGAGGTCGTGATATCCCCATCCGTGTTCTCCACCACCAAGACGTCGCCGCCATCAGGTGTAACAGCAGCCTGGGAGTCGGCGAAGGATGCGATGTCTCGGGTAGTTTCCAGATCATCGAACAGCTTGTTGACCTCGAGGGTGCTATTGCCAATGAGGGTGGGATTTTTACGGTCCAGGCTGCCGCTTGGCTCTCGCGGAGAGACATGGTCGATAACGGGTGCTGGTTTGCGCTTGTATGGGTTCCAGCGGTTATTCGTACCCCACCTCATTTCCCAACGCGCCAGAGAGGCGTCGGTGAACGCCCTATCCTTTTGCGTATTGGACATGGTCATCGCACACGAACTGCTCCAGTACCGGTAAGCCTCTTGCCACTTAAGGCCGGATGACGGGCTGGCTTTAGAGGCCCATAGGTCGAGCTGCTTAAGGGCGGCTTCTGCGGCGTCAACGACCTGTTGCCGGGGGCGTAGGGTGTCCAGGTACCAGCGAGCCAGGGTGGCCTGAGTCCGGCGGTACGATCCCGCAATCAGGAGCTTTCCTTGTGGAGGGGCGGTCTCGATGAAATTGTTTATAAGTATGGCGGCATCGTGAAGAGCAACCTGGATACGCTGGTAGTTGATTGTATTGGCGGTCGGATCTTCGAGACGAGACAACTCGAGGGCTTCGTTGAATCCAAAAACTTCAATGAAGTAATCTACAGTGGCCGGGTTGCAGTTGTTGGCAACGCCGTAAGCGTCGGGGGGTGGGGTGTAAGGGGCCACGGCTAGGTGATTACTGCTTCTATGGAGCTTTCAACGCTGTGGGGTGTTGAAAGTACGGTAGGATGGGTGTACTAGTAACCGACTTACCATGTCCCGCAAACCCGTAAACAACTTTGTCGTGTACGCTTTTTATCGGGACCACGATGACCGGTTTGGACGGTACAGGACAATTTATTACATCGGAAAGGGGAGGCCCAACAGGCCATATGAAAAGAAAGGTAGATCCGTTAAAAGACCTAACGATGTAAGTTTTATAGAGATTCTCCATAAAGACCTTGACGAAGACACAGCCTTTGACTATGAGAAAAAATTCATCCTGTTTTACGGTCGTGCCGATATTTACCCTGGGTGGGGGATTTTGCGTAATTTGACTGATGGGGGAGAGGGGTCTTCTGGGTACGTTATGAGTGAAGAGCGAAAGAGAAAATTATCAGAAGCAGGTAAAAGACTTGTAGGGGATAAAAACCCTAACTACGGGAAAAAGCTATCAGGGGAAAGGAGGAAAGAAATCTCTCAAGCAGCTAAGGAGAGATTTAAGATCAAAGAAAACAACCCGATGTATGGAAAAACTCACACCCCTGAGGTTAGAAAAATACTGTCAGAAAAGGCTAAAGCTGTGACCGGAAAGGATCACCCCAGGACCACACTACATGACTGGACTCACCCCGAATACGGAGATCACCCATCCGTATCTATACTAGAATTGATTGGCAAGTACCCAGATCAAGGACTAAAATACTCTAGTCTTTACGACGTAGTAAAGGAAAGATGTCTAACATCTAAAAATTGGAGACTCATGAAGAACAAAGGGGTGCAAGACTCTGATAAGTTTTTGCCTACTAAAAAACTTTGCACATGGAGCCACCCTGTACACGGAGTTTACAAGGAAATATCTGCTCCTGACCTAGTTGTATTGTTTCCAGAACTAAATAGACAACAACTTAACGCTCTTTCCAATGGCAGAATAAAAGAGCATAAGGGGTGGACTATTGTTGAAGCAAATTGTAACAATTATTCCACCGAACCTAAAAAATCCAATTGGTTTCATGCTGACCACGGAATATTTATGAACTATACGATAAAACAATTGTGCGAACATTTCCCAGACATGAATCTTATACCCTCCAAGCTAAGGCTTGTCAGGTTAGGGAAAGTATTGCAACACGGGGGGTGGAAGAACCACACACAATAAAAAAAANNCCCGCTAAATTAGCGGGCCTTTGTTATATTTAAACCCTTCAGCTTGCTCCTACAGGATTAAGGAACACAGCACCAGCGCCGGCTCTAGAAGTAGAACCAAGGCCGACTAGTTCAAATGAACGTTCAACCAAAATGTCACCTTCGAATACACGGCGGTCCATATTAAAGCGCTCAGGGGTAGCAATAGGGTAACCGCTAAGTGTATACGTATAGGCGAAACTTGGGGTGCCAAAATTAGCATCTAAAGCAGGAGTGAACCCGTCAGTTGCACCGCTAGGGTGGTAGAAAAGAATAGCCACGTTGTCGTAGATATTCTCAAGTTCACTAGTCTCAGTGTTCAGTTTGAGACGGCGAGCGACACGAATCTCGTCGAGACCAAAGATCTCAGCTAGGCTCTTTTCGTTCACCAGAATACCGCGTTGCATGAAGTCACGGATACGCTTGTTACGCTTGAGGGCGTTAAACGCATCGGGGGAAATAACCATCTTATTGGGATACACAGAGCACTGCGAACGCACTTGCTCTTTCATATCGTCAATAAGAACTTCAATGTCAGAAGTAGGGCTATTGAACTGATCCGCACCACTATTATAGGTAGCGAGATCAAGGACATTACCAGATTCGTATTGGGTGACATCGGTAACTTTGCTGGCTACCTCAATTTCCCAAGACTGCATGAGTCGGTTAGCAGCGTCCTTAGCAGCATAAGCGCGAAGATCGATAGCGGCTGCGCCGTTTTTGGCCTCAGCAGCAACTTCTTCAGAGAGCTGCCAGCTAATGGCCTCTTGACGAAGAGCAAACGAACGAGTTCCGAACTCATTTTGAATTTTCTGGATATTAGTACCAGGTGCTCGAAGAAAGGATTGGGATGCAAAAGCTTCCTTGCCAAACACTAAAGTTCTACCAGCCCGAGTTGACATACTAACAGCCGGAGCGAAAAATGTAGCTACACCTTCCGCATTTTTATATCCTTGTGCGAGTTGCGTAAGGATAGGGTCAATAATTCTGACCTGATCAAGATTTAGCATAGTAAGTTACGCTCCAGCTTCGTTGCCAAGTTTCACCCGAACATACTGACCAGCACCAGCGGTACCAATCACATCGAGTGCACGACCCAGGATCACACCAGCACCAGCAGTACTAGAAGCAGCACCGGCGGTAGTGGAATACACAGCATCGTCAACAGCAAAGGTGGAAGTGGCGTCCACTTCTACAATTGCGATCCCAGTGGTAACAACCGACAGCAGGGACTGGTATGGGAACACACCAGGCTTGCGGGGGGTCGTAGAGGGGTTAGACTGACCTTCGTAGGTGCCGGGCCAGATATACGCAGTAGCGCCAGAGATGGCGGTACCGGGAGCAGGCAGCACGGTGGCGGCGGTGTCGCTGGTACGGGTCATGACCCGGAAAAGCTGAGCGCCGATCTTGATGGTGTCACCGACATCGAGTTGGGGATCGAAGTTGGTACCGGAACCGGTCACAACGCCAGTGGTGGCGATGGACAGGGTGCCAGTCAGGGCGGTGAGGGCATCATCCTCAACGCTGTAGCCTTTATCGGTGAGTTCGCCTTGGCCGTAAAGCTTGTAGACGTTCACACCAGCCGCGTAAGCACCGGCGGCGGCGGGATAAGCACCGCTTCGTTTCACAAAGCGGCAGCGTTCGATACCATTGGCGAGAGCGGTCGCGTCAGTGACGGTCGCGGTCTCGACATACTTATGGTCGAACGACATATAACGGGGATCAGTTGCCATAGGACAATCGTCGTAAGTTGTTCGTTATGGCACGCGAAGACGTATCTTTCACGTACCGGGTTTGGGAGTTAACTCCCCCCTTATGTGTAACCGGAACGAACAACATTGGGGGATAACACAAGGTTATCTGTTTGTTCGCCGGAGGGCTTGCGCCCCCCGTTGTTACAAGGGGGGTAGTTAGGCGTCCTCGTTCATCACAAATTTGATAGCCGACATATAGTCGACACCTTTTTCCTCGGAGTAAGACATGGCGCGGGCATGGACTTCGGCGTTCCGTTCGTCGTACACGTAGCCGTCAGCGCCGGGTGCGTGGGTCTTAGCCTTCTTGGTGGGGGCAGAAGCTTGTGTGGCCACTTCGCTAAAGCTCACCATGGCAGGAAGGTTGTTCAGCACGCCCTTCATGAAGTCGAACTGGCTAGCCTTGCCACCCTCGCTGAAGTTCACACTGTTCTTGGCGTTCAGCGTTTCCATGAACCGAACCAAGTCGGAGATGGGAGCTACTTGCTCGGTGAGCTTGCCGCCGTCATAAAGCTTCTCGCAGAAGTCGGTAATCTCCTTCTGGCGCATGAGTCGACGCTGGCTGGCCAGCTCCTCCTCGAGTTCGGCGACCTTAGCCGCCAAAGGATCGGGGGCAGCTTGCTCGGAGAAGTTGGTTGCCGCGGGAGCCGGCTCGCTATAGCCCATCATCCCCTGCTCACCCATCTCGCTAGAGCCTTGGGCAAGCTGGTACAAGGCCATAATCAACTGCTCTTCGGTGTACTGGGACGCTAGGTCGGACGCAACCTGCTCGTCATCCGAGCCGGACATGTCGTCGACTTCATCCTCCTGCTCAGGAGCTCCGCCCATATCATCCGGAGCGCCTTCGTCCTCACCCTCCATCCCATCGGGACCGGCACCAGACTCGTCGACAGGGGCTCCATCGCCACCATCCTCATCGCCCATTTCCTCCCCGTCGGGCCCCTCCACCATCGAGGTCGAACCCATATCGCCCATCATTGGGTTGGAGGTGGCGATATCACGATTGGGATCCATGCCCATACCATCGCCGTACTCGGCGTCGTAGGGAGCAGAGGATCCGGTCTCCTCGATGAGTTGACCCTCCTCGTCGGTAGCTTTAACACCGTTAATGTTGACATTAATGGTCATGCCCCGCCCGTCAGCGTGATCGACAACTTGGGGGACTTCGGTCTTTCTTTTAGCCATAGTTGGAAAAGTTTCTTGGAATGAGATAGAAGACTCCCTTGGAGTTATCGTAATCGAGCCTTCGGGGTGATTTTCGGAAAAGGCCGTAAGACCCTTTACCGCCGGGATTGACACAAGGCCAAGGTGACGTAATGCCAACTGACCCGGTGTCGGATTGGTATCTGCATCGGGTAAGTAGAACGAGCTACTCACCTTCTTGAAGACACCGTCGCGTATTAAGCGCTCGGCTTTGGGGGTCAGTTCGACCTTCCCCCAAAGCGATTTGCCTTTCCGCCAAACTTCGCGTACCCAGCCCAGGGCCGGAGTACCGTCGTCCTGATCGTGCCCAATGATCAGCGGGGCCTCGTGGCGATTAGTGTCGTAGCTGGTAACCACCTGGTCCAGATCATTATCCGCAAAAACCATCTTCTGGCCTGTGGAACTGATCTGGGGTCCGGATCGAAACAGCTCGATATACACTGTCCGCTTGGTCTGCTGGTCAGTCAGAGGACCGTCCGAGTTAAGGACGAGCTCGTCGGGGGAGGGGGGAACCCCTCCGCCCATATCCTGTTTGCGAAGTCGACGTGCCATAAGCCTCAATATGCTTTACACAGAAAGGTTGGTAGCGTCAAGGAAAGCGGTAAACCGCTCTTCGTTGCGGGAGAAACTATCACTCAGCAGGGAGACTTGGCCGACCGGGGTGCGAACAATCGTGATTGCGAGACGCTCGAGGGTCGGGCTAGTCGCAACATAAGCGTCCATCCTGACCGTACCCTGCTCGAGTAGTTCGGAGGAGTTGTTAGACGACCCGCACACCACGAGATACGCTTGCTCGGGACGATTCCCGAACAAGGCACCTTGGCGGTAGAACTGGTTCAGTACCTGGGTGGCGATAGACTTAACGCGGCTGAAGACGGTATTGGACGAATCGATAGCCTCGAACAAGATGTCGTCAAAGCTCCGGTTCATCACATCGATGAGGACGTTTAGGATTACACGAGTGTTCACGAAACGGAATAGCGGGGAACTAGACAGAGTGCGTGAACCCTGAACAACAATCCCGCGATTAGGCAGGGACCGAATCGGGTTAAGACCCAGCGCGTACGTAACTTCTTGTTGCTGGGCGGTGATGTTGAACTTGAGTCCGACAACACCCCGTAGCGGATAACGAGATCCAGCGGGAGGCTGTTGGAAGCCCTCGTTCACATAACGGCTACATGCGATGCCGGTTACGAATGAGCTGGGGGGCACAAACCGGTCGGAGGAGTTCTTAACGTACGGGGCAAAGTATGCGGCGTGACCGTAAGGAACTCCGACAACACGTTTGATCAGGTTCAGCTCGTCTTGTGCCTGGGCGACATTCTCGATATCACCACCGCAATCGATAATGGCCATGTGTTGGGTATTAGACACACCCTCAGTGACCCCGAACCGCCCTTCAGCCGCAGACACCAGGGTCTGGGTGATCTTGAGTCGTTCGGTAGCGGCTTCGGACCGGGATGCGAGGTCGGAGTCGGCGCTGTAAGACAGTGTGGCATACGCTTCCGGCGCCAGCAAGAATCCCGGGGAGTAGTAATCCCCGCTCATACCTTTCTCGATACCGTATACAAAATCCTGTGCTTTGGCGGTCGAAGTCAGCTTATAACCCTCGTACCCAACCTGCTCAACAATCGAGGTCAGTTTGACGACGTTGTCGTCGATGAGGCCCTGACGATTCGTACCCGGAAGGACCGGACTCACCAGGCCGTTCTTGGCAGTGATCCGAACCCGGAGGACATAGTCGAAGGATTGGAAACCATTCGGAATGGATTTGTCCAGTTTGGCGGTAGCTCCGGCGGGGATCGCGACGGTCGGGGAAGGAGAAACAGTGGCGGCTGTGTCGGTAGTGCGGGCGGTCACGGTATACCGGACTCCGTTCACAACAATCACATTGCCTACGCCGATTTCGGAGTTGAACAGGGTGTTGGGTGCCGGGTCACAACACCGGTGGTTGCGATAGCGACGGTGCCGGTCAGGGTGATATCGTTGATATCGGGGGCGGATGAATGGGGGTTCCGGCAGCCGACACCAGATTCGATACCGCGTAACCGTTATTCGGGGCGTAGTTAGTATCGCTGTAGTTCGAGCCGGTGGGGACGGCTTCGACGGTGTAGTACTGGGCGAGATCTTTTTCGGCCAGAATCGCAACGATTTCGTCCCGCAGACCCTCAGCCAACTCGTCGGGCGTGGCTCCATTCACGATGATGGCGCGGTTCTCACCCGCAACGGATACATAGAAGACCTGAACGCTGTCGGGCAGGAACCCGGTACGAACGGCAACACCGCCAACCATGCTCACGGTGCCGGTAGGAACGGTGGGAGTAGATCCTCCGATTTTGGAAAACGTAGTAGTCCCAAGGTCGTAACGCCAGTACGCAGCGTCGGCATCAGCCCACTTGTCACCTGAGCCCAAACCGGAACTAAAGTCCTTGCTGATNGCGACAATCTTGTCATCGGCAATTGCGGTTACGTCATTCGCAGCCAGAAAATCCTTGAGGATATCGGACTGGTCGGTAGCGGGATCGTAAGTGCCGGCGCTATCATCATTGGCCGCCGCAATGAACAGGCTGACAGACGATCCATCCACGTACAGCACGGTTTCGCCAGTGGCGATCTCGCGGCTGTTACAACGGAAGTTAATCTCCTTCACCGAGGTGTACAACTTAACAACACCCGCCGTGTTGATATTCAAAGGGGACGCATAGCCGGTGTCGCTAAAGTTGTAAGCGACGAACCGGTNGATTNCGGGCAGGAGGGTATTGTCCCTGGCNAANANACGGAACTTACCCTGTGTGGCCTCGGTGGCGGTTTGCTCCACCTTGTAGAAGTCGGAAAAACCATCCGAGGTGGTGTCGGATAGGTAGTTATACAGGTCGCGAGCGTTATCGGAGGCGTCGATGGCTGTGGTCGTAATTACCTTGATCTCGTCGTTGTCGGAATCCCTCACGTTGATCGGAGTACCNAAGTACCGGCCGTTCACCTTCAGCGCGAAAGCGTTATAACCGGGAGCCGGCTCCGCTACCGCTCAAGTCGATTACGGTTTCTGGGGTCGGGGTAACTCGAGTGAAGTATAGGATGCCGTTGACACCGACGTTATACGTAAAACCCCTTAACGGCGTCGTAGGTGGTTAGTGCACCCACGGATCCGCGTGGGGGTGCTGCCACCAATCCGACGCAGGTAATCCTCGGGAGAGGCTACCTGAGGTGGGGGTATAGGGCAAGAAATTAGAATAGATGCCCTCGCTTTCACTACCGTAGTACTCATCAGCGGGAGTAGTCCCGAAGAGATAACCTACGGCGTGACTCGCCAGGGGTTGAGGGAGGCCGCCAGTGGCCGACTGGGTAATGAATACTCCAGGACGGTTTAGTGGGGCAGAATTTACTGTGATCGATGATGCCAAGGCAAAATCTCCGTGCTAGTCGACAGACCTTTCACTAGAGCTTTCAACGGGACGAGGGGGGAAATTACAAGCGTTGAAAGTTCTTTAATGGGGAGTCGACTCACATCGCTACCGACTCCGTACCATACGCACTATATAGCTCATACAACGATGTCATAAGCCAATCCGAGCACAGCGAATCCCCGCACTGGTCCGGACCCATCATCCTGACAACCCTCCTAACAAGGGTGTTAAAGTCCTCCGGGCTTAATCACCTTTGAGACTATACTTCAGGTAGCGATTGAGCTCGTTGACATCCCGGCTTTTAGTAACCTCATACAGGATTACCATGTACTGCAGTATCTCGATCGATTTCATCTCGTCGCTAAATCGTTGCAGTTGCGGGGTTGGTGAAGACATGGGCAGTTAGTTGTTAGTGGGTGGGGATTCGCTACCGAACCCATTTGATGCGGTGATACCTTTGGCTTTGTTATCCATCTGGTCCATAGCCTCCTTGTGGATTTGACACATGGCAACAAATTTTGACATCGGGACATGCTCCATGTAGGCGAGATTCTGAAACGACCCGTTCTGAATGGCGTAACAGTTCTTGAGCCACGCCTCTTTGGGCATATACGACTTCAAGATGTTCTCCTGCACAGCCATATACAATGACCGGATNGTNANCGGNACNAATCCGCCGAAGTTGACCCCCGGACGAACGGATAATGTACCGAGTAGCCCGATAACGTCGCGACTTGTGAGGGTGGGTTCGTCTCCCTCCAACATGGTGTCGAGATACTCCAGGTCGTTGCCGGTTATGTCCCGGAACGATACCTGGTTACCTCGACCGTCAATACAAGTTACCGTGTAGTTAGAGTTGATCCGGGTNTTCANGTTCGCTTTTGGAGTCATCGGCTTCGCTCCCCGTTCCCAGCAANTCGTTAATGGTATTTCCNAGCAACTTGATCTGCTTGGGACGTAGGCGNCTTGCATCCTTCAGGGTTAGCTTNCTNCCGCCNNGTTCCGGACTGTGCAAGATGCAAATCACCTTCAGCGTGGCTGGGATCTCTTCCAAGGTTTTGTCAGCGCTGATCTTGGTGATCTCGATCAGGTCGTCGGCGCTAGGCTCCTGCAGGGATAGGAATTTTCCCGGGGCGATTTCAACCGCAATAATTTCGGGCTCGCCAAAATCAAAATCGGAGACGGATTCGGTGGCGACAGTCTCCAGCTCGCGCATCGACTTAGAGGATAAGGCCATAGAGGGTAATGGGTAACTAGTGGGGGTTCTTTCCTCCACAATACATACGTACTGTAGCACGGGATGTGCATATACGCAACGGTTTAGGTGAAAGCTTTTCAGAAGAGCTTGTCGATTCCCATGTCTGTTCAGAGAAATCCCTATAGCCACTGGGGAGGAGAACGCAGTAACTCTGATTATCGGGGTCGCGAGACTCAGGCCAGCTCACTGACGCGTCAGATGATGAGGCAACCCGAATACCTCACCACCAGTAATCGGGTCAACCCTGGTCCTGGGAGGAATCTCCGTGCGAAAACTGCCGAATCACTAGTTCAGATCCCCCATAACCTCCGTAACGAGGATATCTGGGGATGGCAAGGTTGGACGGAAATTTCTGAGTACTACGCACAGTCCGATGTCTCTAACAACCTCCTGGAGGGTCCGGCGAACAGAGAAGAAATCCCCCTGTACCCGCCAGTAGTCGTCCAAGTCTTGCCTGTCTTTGACCCAAGAGTATTTAAGAACGGAGTATTCCAATGAGCCTTGATTTAGTTCGTCGTTTAGTAAAAGGGACACCCCTGAGTGCCAACGACCACGACGGGAACCTAGATAAGCTGGAGGCTGCCATCTCTGTAGGGACTGACCTCGCCGATTCAGTACTGGATACGATCAGCGACCTGGAGGACAGTCTGTCCGGAGACATAGCACTACTTGTTGCCCGGTTGGGGAACCTTCAGTACACTAAGTGTATCTATGTCGCTCTGAACGGCCACGACCTAAACAATACCGGCACGGTTGATTCCCCTCTGAGGACACTTGGGGCGGCTGCTGTGCTCGCCATGCCCGGAGACGTGGTGTTCTTGGCCCCCGGAACCTTTGTCGAACCCAATCTCCCCATCCGTTGGAGATACGACGTAACCATATTCGGGTCTGGTTTGCGCTCGACAATTGTCCAGGGAGCACCTGGGCAAGAGTTCAAAGATATATTCAAAGTCGATAGCGGTTTCTGGTGTTGGGGCCTGAGCTTTGCCGGCCACCAGGCCGACGAAACTCGCCAAGCATGGGCCATCTCGTTTGACGAACTTGCCGACAATACGGCACGAGGTGCAGTTGGTCTTGGCGCGTTCGTCTTAAAGTCTCCCTACATCCAGAACTGTACCAGTATCACCGCTGAGGATGATGCTGGCCTTGCTGGCTCCCAGTCCACCGGCAACACGGGCGGCGGCATCAAGGTAGATGGTGACTCTTGCGCGATCAACTCCCCCATCCGCTCGATGGTGGTTTGATAGCTACACCCAAGTAAAATCTCGGTGGGCCTGGGTGCCTGGTTCTCAACGACGGCTACGCTCAACTCGTGTCCTTTTTTGGCACGTTCTGTGAGTACCACGTCCGCACCGAGACTGGCGGCCAGGTCAACCTCAGCGGC